GGGGACACCCCCGTAGTGGAGCAAAAGCCGCCTCCGGCGGCGAGGGGGTTTACGGGGGACACCCCCGTAGTGGAGCAAAAGCCGCCTCCCTATTGGGTAGCGGCAGCGGCTGTAACGAAGTCACCAGTTATGATAAGCCGCAAGGGGTGGGTCACAAGTTATGAGCGGGGGGGTGACGGGGGACACCCCCGTAGTAGATTAGGTAAAAAATCTAATAAAAAATATAAATATAAATAAAATTATGGATGATTTTCAGTTGAGTTCTCTAAATGAATCAAAAAATGAATGGTGTTCACGATTAATTAATATATTTACACCTAATATTGTAGATGGTTTGAAATCTATATTTAATGAATCTTTGAAATTATGTAAAGAAAATCAAGAATATGATAAATATTTAATGACATTTCAAAATTTTTTAAGTAGAATTCCAAAGTGGAATCCTTCTATAATTGAAAATGAAAAACTGCGTATTATAGAAAATAGTTCTTGTAAATATTTAGAAGAATTAATTACTTGTATTCATATTATACAATTAAAAACACTCACTGCTATGAGGGTAGGACAAAAACAAAAGAAAATTGATATAAATATACCCAAACTAGATGACTTTATTCATAAAATTTACATAAATGTTGCTAAAAAAATATATAAAAATGTTTATTTGTTTGAAATCAATATACCACCATTACAAATACAGAAAAATAATCGTGAATTAGAATTAATCGTTCAAGAATGTATTTTGAATAGTGTTAGAGATAGTATTCCAATAGAATCTATATTAAAGGCATATATGGATGAAACAGTTGAGGAAGATGTTACAGAAGAAATTAAAGAAGAAATTATTCTTCCACCTTTGGAAAAAGTAGAGACAAAGCAGCCTTCCTTGCATGTAGATGGTGGTGCTCCTCCTATTTTGGAAGAAAAGCATTTAGAAGGTACCGGTTCTTTTGTATCTAATCAAGAACCTGCCAAAGAACCTGCCACATCCACATCCACATCCACATCATCAACCTCACACCAAGAAGAAAAATCAATCATATTTAATGATATTGATTTTATAAAAGACATAAATAATAATGAATTACAAATAAGTGCTCCAAAAACTATAGAGAGATTAGAAGAAATAAGTCAAGAAAGAAATTTGAAAAGAAAAATGGAAGAGGAACAGGAAGATGAAGATGAAAATGTAAAGTTAAAGATTTTTGATGACCCAGTTACTTTAGATAACAAAGAATTTGAAGATATTGACTATCGTGATAATTCGATACCAGATTTATTATTAGATGATATTGAAATACTTCCATAAATTTCTTTCAGTAAAATTCGGTAAAAATAACAATAAAAAAAACGAAGACAATATAAAATGCACAATATATTTTTGATATCTGCTATTATTTCAGTTATTTTTTTTATCATTAAATTTATTGAAATGCGATTTATTGAAAAGGAAAGTAAACCTTTGAAACTTTTGATTAGAGACTCTTTGTTAGTATATTTTAGTGTTTTAGCCGGTTCTTTTATTTTAGACCAATTGAAACCTATTATACATGAAGGAGGAGAGAAAACTGGTTCTCCTGTAGTATTTACAGATAATCCCGATTTTTAGGACGTTCTATGTATAATGATAAAAAAATAAGTTTTTTACACATTTATGTTATCTACCATATTTGGAATATATCAGGTGTCTCGCGTCAAAAGGATCAAAAAATTTGTTAACCCTTTCGGCGCAGATACATACACTAAAAATGAAAATGTATATGGATTTCAAAATGTATGAATTATTATGTTACTAATAATGCTAACAAAATAATTATTTTACACATTTTTGTTATTAGTCAAAAATGGTAGATAACTGGACTCTTTGCGTAAAAGAGTTAACGTCCCGTCCAAACTTTGATTACAGGTATAGGAGATTTATCTACTTTTCTCATATCTTGAACGTATTCATTATAAGAATATCCATATTTTATATACTTTTTGATATGTCCTAATAAAGATGGATTTTTTTTAATAACGGGATATTCTAAATAAAATAAAGAACCCATAATTCTCTCTAAACAACATCTATCAGGCCTATTTTTTACATAATTCAAAAGATTAAACAAGTTATATTTTTTTTGTAAATATTTTAAAAAATGATAGTTGATAAAAGACTGCACACCAAAACATCCAAACCATTTATTTCTGTTTATTTGTAATCCCAAAGTTTCTTGTTTATTTGAAACAGATTGAAACATTTTGAATATTTCACTATTATTTTGCAAACAACTAATTAACCGATAACTGTTATTAATATTTTCAGGAATATCTTCTTCAGTAAAATGCCAAACCGGTAACACTAACATTTTAATAACTTCAAAAGATTCAAAGTTGATTCTTTTTTTAATAAATGTGCTATCATGTATTATTACAGCATAGTCAAAATAATGATTTTTTAAAAAATAATAATAGGGTAATAACTCCCCTCGTTGTGGATACTCGGAATCAATATATTCTACATTTTGATAATTATGAAAAGCTTTTACAAATTGTTTTGAACTATTATCATCAATTACTATTATTTTTCTATATGGATAAAATTTTCTAATACATTTTATACATTCATTCCAATAGTTATTTGTTAATTCAGAGTTAACATGTCTTGTTATAATAAATCCATAAGTCATTATTTTATAGTAAAACGAAATATAAAATAATATTATTTATTACACTAATGTCTATTATACAAATGTCTATTATACAAATGTCTATTATACAAATGTCTGTTATACTAACGAAAATACTAAAGTTTTCTCTATAATTTTCAATAAAATGAATGTTCGAACGGAATTTCATCAATATTAATTATACTTTTATTTTTTGGCATATCATTTTTACTGATAATATAAGAACTAAATTCTTTGCGTTCTAATTGAAATTCAGGAATATGTTTATGGACGCTTCTTGCTATCATTTTATATAATTTGAAATCGGGATATCTTTCGGCGCCGTTGGATTTATATAAAACATTCAAATTGTTATCATCTAAACACCATTCAACAATCAATTGAACGTGTTTTTCACAACTTTTCAAGTCTTTAATTTCATCTAAATCTTCTACAACGTAATCAAATATGGAACAAGCTAAACGACATAAATCAAAACTGAAATTAGGGTCTAATCTTGGTTTTTTATCATTAAAATAAGGTTCTGTATTGTATTGTGTAGCAGCATCATTACCATTTTGGAAACTATCACTACAAAATATTTTTTTGTCAAATTTATAAATACTGCGTCCAAAATCTATTATTTTATAAATTCTACCAAAAGTAGGGACCTTATAGTATTTGTTTTTATAGAGATAATATAAATATTTTTTATCTGTTTGTGTATACATTACATTGTTTGTATGTAAATCATTATGTGTAAATGAAAATACCTTTTGATAAGTTATCAAAATCATTATAATTTGCATAAAAGCAGAAAACCATTCTTCTTCATTCAATTTATTATTTGTAATTAAATAATCAAATGTTTCATCAATATATTCCATACAAATGATTTGTATAGGAAATTCGGGTATTGTTGCTTTTATTGATTCATCATCTTCTTCATCTTCTTCATCTTCTTCATCTTCTTCATCTTCTTCATCTTCTTCATCTTCTTCATCTTCTTCATCTTCTTCATCTTCATCATCTTCATTTTCTTCATCTTCTTCATTTTCTTCATCATCTTCTTCATGGTCATTCTCTTTATCTTTCATTTGCGCGTCATAATATTCTTCTCTTTTTTCAATATTATCAACTGTGTCATCAACAGTGTTATCAACAATTTCATCAACAATTTTATATATATTACTTTTATCACGTTGAGAAGAAGAAGATACAGATTTATCGTCCATAGAAGTAATAGATGTTACAGATGTTAGAGATGTTCTAGAAGAACAAGTAGAATTTGATTTCAACGATGCTATATTTTTATTATCCAAAACAAAGTCGAAATTTGATAAATCAACTAGATTATGATAGGAATCATCGTCATTTTTACAGTCATTATTGAAAATACCATCATAATGTTCTTCATTAATAGACTTTACTGATAATGTTTTAGTATTTGAATAATCAATTTGAATAGGTGGAAGTTTTTCTTTTTCATTACTGAAAAGATGACTATATTCTTCAACAAAAAATAAAGAATTTTTATTTTTAATAAAAAAATTGGATTTAATCATGTATTCAAGGTCATCAATAATATCTATTGTGAAATCTTTTTTTATTGCTAAAAAGGAACCATAAAAATCAATACCGTGAATAAAATCATATTTATGAAGTAATTGACTTGAAAAAAATGAAAATAGAGAATCGACATATGCTGAATTGTTTTTATCCAAGAGTTTAGGATTGATTTCTTTTTCTGTTGATTTCAATTGAGGTAAGTGAAATAATGTTTCATCATTTATATCATATTTTCCAATCAAGTATTTAAATGGGTCTAAAAGAGGAGCCATTTTGAAAAATACATCAGTTTCTTTAGTTTTATTTTTACTGTTTTTCAAGATACAATTATATAATTTGTCATTATATTCATCTTTGTTTTTTATTTTTGTCAAATACCATTCATGATTCAAATTGATAGAATTATAATTACTATCATTCAAATTAAAGAAATTATTATAAACTGGAATATAATTTTGTATATTTGAGAGATATGTTAAATCTTCTTTTACAAAACATTTATAAAGTTCTGTATTCTTTCTTTTTTCGTAATTGATTTTTATTGGTTGAGTCATTTTTACTAAATAAAATAAAATATAAATTCTCTTTAAACTTATTCATAATTCCCATAAAATATTTGTATATGAGTTATTTGAAGAAATTAAAAAATATAAAATATATTATAGAATGACTTTGAACTTAAGTAGATTTGATATGAAAAATATAACTTTTAAAGTTGGAGATACATCGGGTCCCGTAGTGGTGCTTATAGGAAAAAGAAATACTGGTAAGAGCTTTTTGGTAAGAGACTTATTATATTATCATCAAGATGTCCCCATAGGTGTTGTTGTATCGGGGACAGAAGAAGGAAATTCTTTTTATTCAACTTTAGTTCCAAAATTATTTATACATAATGAATATAATTCATCCATAATTGAAAATATTTTAAAACGACAAAAAGGAGTAATAAAACAAGTTCATAAAGAAATGACAACATACAAAAAAACCTCTATAGACCCAAGAGCTTTTGTCATTTTAGACGATTGTTTGTATGATGATAGTTGGATTAGAGACAAAATGATGAGATATATATTTTTCAATGGACGTCATTTGAAATTAATGTTAATGATAACTATGCAGTATCCATTAGGAATTCCTCCAGCATTACGAACCAATATTGATTTTGTGTTTATATTGAGAGAACCGTATATAAATAATCGTAAAAGACTTTATGAAAATTATGCGGGAATGTTTCCAACTTTTGAATCTTTTTGTCAAGTCATGGATCAGTGTACGGAAAACTATGAATGTCTTGTAATTAATAATACAACAAGATCAAATAAAATAACAGACCAAGTTTTTTGGTATAAAGCAGATTCACATAATAATTTCAAACTAGGAAGTAAAGAATTTTGGGAATTATCCAAAGATATGCATTCTGATGATGAAGAAGAATTGTATGACCCAAACAATTCCAAAAAAAGGGGACAGGGACAAAAAATAAATGTCAAAAAAAATAAATTTTAACTCTTTCACACAGACACACAAAAAATAGTATTTGTCAATATTTTTATAAACAGTAAATATGTTGTTATCATTTATGCTAACAACATAAGTTTTTTACACATTTATGTTATCTGTCAAATTTGGAAGATAACTGGCATCTGTGCGTCAAAGGGTTCGAACAGTTGAATGACCAAAGGTGTAAAAATACACGGAAACCTATATTTAGGTTATTTTAGGTTATATCATAGTATTTTGTAAAAAATTGATTTAAAAATATTATTTTTAGTAATATATAACTAAAAATGGGTAAATACAATTGCGAAAAGTGTGGAAAGGAGTTTAACCAAAAATCTCACTATACAACACACATTAATAAAAAAAATCCGTGTGTAGTTGAAAGTAAAATAAAAGAAATGATAGATAATGCTGTTAAAGAAAAATTAATTGAAATAAAAAAAACTATACCAAGCGAGACAATTAACAATATTGAAATTGTGTATAGTAATAAACTCGTTAAAGATGTATCTACAAAAAAAATACATATTCCAAAACCAATATTAAAGTGGGTTGGTGGAAAAACTCAAATAATAGATAAACTTGTTGCGAATTTTCCAGTTGAGATAAATAATTATCGTGAGGCATTTTTAGGAGGAGGTAGTGTTTTATTAACTTTATTATTTTATGTAAAAAGTGGGATTATAAAGATACACGGAAATATATATGCGTATGACTTGAATGAACCGTTAATTTATATTTACAAGAACATTCAAACACATCATAACGAATTATATGATACACTACAAACTATTATTATGGATTTTAATGAATGTGGAAATGGAACAATAAATAGAACACCTGCAAATCTACAAGAAGCTAAAATCACAAAAGAAAATTACTATTATTGGATAAGAAGTGAATATAACAAATTATGCTTGAACGATAAAAAAAGCATATTAGGTTCTGCTATGTTTTTATTCTTAAACAAAACTTGTTTTAGGGGTGTCTTTAGAGTTGGTCCAAAAGGATTTAATGTTCCATATGGACACTATAACAACCCCGAAATTATAAATAAAGAACATTTAGAAGAAATACATAATTTAATACAAAATGTAATATTTGAATGTTGTGATTTTAATAAATCGTTATCAATTGTAGAACCGAATGATTTTATATATCTTGACCCTCCATATAATAAAGAAGTAGATACATCATTTGTAGGATATACTGAAAATGGGTTTGGAATTGAAACACAAGCACAATTATTTAAATTATGTAATAATGAAATAAATACTAACAATAAAAAATTTATGATGAGTAATTCAAATACCGATTTTGTAAAACAACATTTTCCAGAAGAAAAATATAGTATTACAGTTATTAGCGCAAAAAGAAGTATTAATAGTAAAAATCCTAGTTCAAAAACAAGTGAATTAATTATAAAAAATTATTAACCATTTGAAGCACACCCTAAAATATTGTTTGTTATTGTTTGTTACTGTTTGTTATTGTTTGTTAGCATTATTTATAAATATTAATTATTTTGTTACTAATAATGCTAACAAAATAAGTTTTTTACATATTTTTGTTATCTGCAAAATTTGGTGGATAACTGGCCTTAGTGGGTGCATCAAAGAGTTAACAAATTACTTGAAACATAGTTACAAAATATACAAATCATAACTATGTTTTTGTCTCATTTTTATTTTCGGACGGTGTAATCCATGAATCAATAGTTTCAAAAAAGTTTTCATCGTCGCCAAACAAAACCGAAATATTACTTTCAATAAATATTGTATTTAATGTTGTATATTTTTTTTCGTTTGAAAGTAGTTTATTTTTCAAAAAATCACTTACACAAAATCCATAAAACACCTCAAAATCAGGACCCAAAACCAATTCGTACTCACGTTTAAGAGAAGGTCCAGACCATAATTTAGTTTCTACGGAACCCTCTACATTCTGTTCTTTTTTTTCTAATATTTTTATTACTTTTCTACCGCTATTATATTCAATAATATATGCTTCGTCAGGGCATCTAAACAACTCAATGTTGTATTTTTTTTTCATATACATCTTTAATCCATTTTGTAATACAAAGACAATCGTTTTATCATCAAATGTTTTTGATAAATAATAGTCATAGACTTTTTTGGTGTTTTTTGTAAAACTATTTTTAGTGTATCCATTTTCTAACAATCTTTGTTGATTATTAGTTTTATCTTCAAACTTTTTTCCGTAATAATTTGTATTCGAACCACCAGCACCAGTACCCTTATTAGTTGTTATTGGTTGTGTTTTGTGTTCCATAGTAGTTATTTCACTCATATTCGTATAGTAACTTGTTATTTATTTGTGTAAGTATTATATTTCATTTTTTTATGAATAAATTTTTTATGAATCATAAATTTTTTATAAATTGATTTTATGAATGTATAAAAACGACATTTTTAGTAAAGAATAAATGTTGAAAGGTTAAAGAATCATCTAAATCTTACAATCTCTAAAAAGATTTTAACCCTTTCACGCACAGAGTCCATTTATCCACCAAATTTGGTTGATAATAAAAAGATACACTTATCTTATTTTGTTAGCATAAATGATAAAAAAATAATTACTGATTATAGAAAATGGTAAAAAATACTATTTTTTATGTGTGTGTGAAAGGGTTAACTTTGAAAGCTTATATTTCCTATAAAGAATTATAAGGATTTAGAAGGGTTTTTGGAACGGTGTAATATATAGACTTTTTTATATTATTTCATCAAAAATGATATAAAAATTTATATAATTTAATATAATGCCGCTCTTTAAAAAAAAAAATACAAAAATTCCAAAATTAAGCAAAAAAAATTTAATAACTTTAGATGGAAAACATCGCGAATTTATTAGTGAATTCAATAGAGATAAATTAATAAATATTCCAAAATTGAAAGCAGAAAAACAAAGTTTGAAAGAAAAATTAGAAAATAGTAAAAATATTGAAGAAATATTGGAATGCCAAGATAAAATAGATAATATTAATAAAAATATCAAATCACTAAAACAGAAAAAAAAAGATTATTTTTTAGATAATTCTGAATTTATATTTGATTATTTTGAAAATAAAAAAAATATATCGGAAACAAACACAACACCTCAAGCAACAGGAAATAAAATGAAAATGATAAATGCTTTTTTTAAAATAAATACTGTTTGTGATTCTAATGTTATTGAAAATAATAATAATAACATTTTTCAAAAGTATTTAACTAATATTGATGAATCTTTCTTGGATATCAATTCATTTTTGACTCCTGTAGATGTATGTCAAAGTTGTTACAAAGGTGAATTAATTGCAGTTGAAGATGAAGGTGTATTGATATGTTCTAACTGTTCTAAAAATTTTCAATATTTAATTGAGAACGAAAAGCCTTCTTATAAAGAACCGCCTAAAGAAATATCTTTTTATGCTTATAAAAAAATAAATCATTTCAAAGAAATTTTGGCTCAATTTCAAGGTAAAGAAACTACGCAAATTCCTCAAGAAGTCATTGAAAATTTGAAACTACAAATTAAAAAAGAGAGAATAGATATATCTTCTCTCAATTATTATACTACCAAAGCACTTTTGAAGAAACTTTCATACAATAAATATTACGAACATATCAACTTTATTAAAAATAAACTGGGTATTAAACCTCCTATTATATCCCAAGAATTGGAAGATTTATTGTGTAATTTTTTTATGGAAATTCAATATCCTTATGCTAAATTTTGTCCTGATTATAGAGTCAATTTTTTACACTATTACTATGTATTATACAAGTTATTTGAATTGATTGGAGAAACACAATACTTGGATGAAATACCAATGCTGAAAGATCGTGAAAAATTAGTGGAACAAGACAGCATTTGGAAAAAGATTTGTTTAGAGAAAGACTGGGAATATATTGCAACAATATAATTCCGTAAGGTAACCAATTACACCCTTTGAAACACAGAGGACGCTTATACGCTTATCTACCAAAAGTTGCACATAACATAAATGTGTGTGAACATAACATAAATATGTAAAAAACTTATTTTGTTATCATATATGCTAACAAAATAAGATTAATTTATCTTTTTATTATCAACCAAACATGGTTGATAACTGGTCTCTGTGCGTCAAATGGTTAAGCTATCGGAATACCACCTAGTAACCCGGCACCAAGCGCAAACCCTAAACCATTACGAGTACTTACACCCACACTTGGGATGTAGGTGTCTAGAATAGCAAAAGTAGCAGCTGCTGAAAGACCAATGAGTGCGATTTCTTCCCAATCTAAAACTTTAGTCTTTTTGGGAACAAGGAAACTTGCGAGAGAAATCATAAACCCCATTACTAAATACTTTATGACTCTTTTAGTTAGTTCTGCTATATCAAACATTTATATTAATAAATAAGAAAAAAATATATATTTTAAAAACAATTTAAAAAAAATATGGTTCAATAATAAAAAGAATGTCTAAATTGTCTTTTGAGAGAAAAGTTACAAAAAATGGAAAAGCAAATCCTAAATATGTTGATTTATTGGAGGAAGATAAACCCTTGGCAGGACAAAAATTTGTTTGTATTTCTTTTGTTTCACCAGAAAAAATTTTGAAACAAAAAGAGTTGTATTATTTTGAAAAATTTCTAAATAATTGGGAATTTTCAAAGTCTATGGAAAAGTTTGTTCAATTTTTGAATTTCATTTCATACAAATATAAACTCACTTTCAATGATATTATGAATGATTTTAAAGAATTCAATAATGAGGAAAAAGAAAATTTGATAAAGGCTTCTTCTTTAGAAGACGATTATAAAACATTTATAGATCAAAATGAAGAAGACTTGGATAATTCTTTTAATGTTAAATATAATTTCCAAACATCTACGCGTGGATTAAAAGTTCGTGGAGTATATCCTACACAAGAAGAGGCAGAATTAAGATGTAAAATGTTGAGAGAAATAGACCCAAATCACGATGTTTTTGTGGGACCAGTTGGTTTGTGGATGCCTTGGGATCCTGAAGCATATAAAACTGGGCGTGTTGAATATATGGAAGAAGAATTGAATCAGTTAATGGCTGAAAAAAATAAAAACGATTCTTTTGCTAAATCAGCATTCGAACAACGAGTTAAAGAAACAAAGAGAAAGGCAATTGAGGATAATATTCAAAAGGCTAAAAAGACGGGTGCTTCTTTAACACAAACAATTGATAAAGATGGAAATTTAATTGGTATAGCAAATATGAATACGCAAGAAACCGAATTGTTGAAAGAAAGAGAAAGTGCAAGTGATGAAATCACTGTCGATGATATTCATAAAGAACTATTTGAAGGAGACAATATTGTAGTTGGTAAAAATGATCACGGACAAAGTGAATTAGTTAGTGGGCCGTTTGTTATACCAAAGGATATACCAAAGGATATACCAAAGGAAAAGAGTAGGAACCCGTAATCGACTACGGGGGCACCACCCCGTTCTCAGCGAAGCAAGAAACTTGTGCATAACTTGTGTTCCCCCCCTTGCGGCTTATCATAACTTGTCGTAACTTGTTACTTCGTTACAGTCGCTGCCGCTACCCGATAGGGAGGCGGCTTTTGCTCCACTACGGGGTCACACCCCGTTCATAACAAAGCAATAAACTTTGTGAACCCCAGCCGCCTCCGGCGGCTTTTGCTCCACTTTTTTCAAAAGTGGATAAAGTGGATAAAGTGGATAAAGTGGATAGTTAAAAATATTTTTTAATTTTAGCAAACTATTATATAGAATTTGTGAATAAAATGGATAAAATAGATAAAAACGATATTATAAAAAATAGAAAACTTATTTTTTTATATAATGCTTTAGAAGATGGGTGGACTGTAAAAAAGAAAAACGATTCTTACATTTTTATCAAAAATCATGAAGGTAAAAAGGAAGTATTTTTGGATACTTATTTGCATGATTTTATTGTAAACAATATGTCTTTAGGTAACAAAGATACTCTTTTGCACTAACCCTTTCACGCATACGTAAAAGATTGAACTTACTGTTTTCAAAGAAATAAATTATTTTGTTATGAATAATGATAACAAAATATGTTTTTATATGCAAAATGTTATCAACCATTTTTGGTAGATAATTGACCAGATAACTGACCGTTGTGTGTAAAAGGGTTAAACATTTGTTTTACATGTAGGAATGTTATATTATTTGCCATATGTAACTATTATATATTCCCACATTTTTGTTATTATACATGGTGTTGTAAATTCTTCGGCAACTTATTTTATCACACCATTATTTTTGGAAAATATGGAATAATTGAATAATTTAATTTAGTGTTATTTAGCAAAATTTTTTTCTTTCACAATATTATAACTAGACATAAATACCGCCCGTGTCTAACAGTTGACTGCCATACTAGATATTTGCTTCCTAGTATGGATAAACAGTGTAAAGCAAATATGCTTTTAAGAAAATATACTTTTAAGCATTATATAATCAGCTAGTCTCTTTTTATTACAACTATTAATTGAGGCAACATTTCTAAATTGCAGGAACATCCTTAGAGCCTTTTCTACTACTTCTCTATGTGAAAGCTTTGAGAATACTTGGGGTAATGACCTAAAGCATAGTAACAACGAAAAGGATTGGAAAATCTGCAGCCAAGCTTCTAAGTGCGTTAATGCTAGCATATGAAGAAGGTTCAGAGACTAAAATGGAATGGGTTTGAGAGAACTAGCAATTCTCTATGATAACTTGAGATATAGTCCAACTACTTGTGAAAATAAGTAGATAAAAATGGGGTGGTGGTTTGATGCAATTAGTAGCTTACGGTGCTCAAGACGTTTACCTTAAAAACCTGTAGGGTAGAAAAACATCAGGGAATATTGAAAAAATAAGATATTCGTAAA